AGAGGTATTGCAGCCCAGATACTCCGGCATCGTAGTTTTACATATCAAGAATTTTCACAACGGTATGCAGATAGTTCACTGCTTGGTGAAACGATTCCATTGCCAGAACTAAGACGACAGGATGAGAAGAACCGTCAGAATAGTATTGATGATCTTGATCCTTTTGAGGTTCAAGTTCTAGAGAGACAGATGCAAACTTTGTTTGACTCTTCTATGGCACTCTATCAACAGATGTTGAAGCGTGGAGTGGCAAAGGAATGTGCCCGGTTTGTATTGCCATTGGCCACACCAACAAAAATCTACATGACAGGCTCTGTAAGGTCATGGATTCATTATATCGATCTGAGGTCTGCTAACGGCACACAGAAAGAACATATGGATATTGCACTTGCTGCGAAGGAAGTATTCAAAGAACAGTTCCCTGCTGTTGCGGAAGCAATGGAGTGGGTTTAATAAATATCTTTACCCCTTGTCATATATTATGCCAACATACCCTGTCATTCATTTAGAAACTAAAGAAAAGAAAGAACTCTCCATGTCAATGGTGGAGTATACTCAATGGAGAAAAGACAACCCTGAATGGGACAAAGACTGGTCCGCTGGGTGTGCAAGCCCTGGTGAAGTCGGTGACATGCAGTTCAAGGGTGAAGCAAACTCCAGCGGATGGAATGAAATTCTAGATAGAGCATCCAGGCAACCTGGTGCTAACGTCCGCAAGAATCGTGATTACAGTTTCTAAAAACAAGTATGCCTGCAAAAAGAAAAACTCAGAGTCCAGTTCCGTTCGGAATGTCCAATAAACAAATGAAAAGAAAGAAACCAATCAACTCAGACTTGATGCGTAAGATTGAACCTCTTACGGAGAACCAAGAAGAACTTTTCAGATGCTACAAGAATGATCAGAACGTCGTTGCTTATGGGTGTGCAGGTACAGGAAAGACCTTTATCACCCTCTACAACGCTCTCAGAGACGTTCTAGATGAGAAGACACCCTATGAGAAGATCTACCTTGTTAGGTCCCTTGTAGCGACCAGAGAGATCGGTTTCCTGCCTGGTGACCATGAGGACAAGTCATCGCTTTATCAGATTCCTTATAAGAATATGGTGAAGTATATGTTTGAACTCCCTACAGACTCAGACTTTGAGATGCTGTATGGTAACCTGAAAGCACAAGGAACGATTTCATTCTGGTCTACGAGTTTCATCAGAGGCACAACACTTGATAATGCTATTGTCATTGTTGACGAATTCCAGAACTTGAACTATCATGAACTTGATAGTATCATCACCCGTACAGGTGAGAATAGTAAGATCATGTTCTGTGGTGACGCAACTCAGACTGACCTCATTAAAGACAGAGAAAGAAATGGTATTGCAGACTTCATGAAGGTCTTGCGTATCATGCCTTCTGTTGATATCATTGAGTTTGGTGTTGAAGATATCGTCCGCTCTGGTCTTGTTAAGGAATATCTACTTGCTAAAATGGAATTGAATTTATGAGTTTTATTCATCATAATTATCTCGGTGAACTTGAACTAAACAAGAAAGAAACTAACGGCATCCGCTTGTATCATCTTCCTGATGGGCAGTGGGTGCCTTCTATTACGTCAGTCACTTCGTTCTATAACCGTCAGACATTTATTGACTGGCGGAAGCGAGTAGGTATTGAAGAAGCAAATCGTATTACAAAGAAAGCAACTGCCCGTGGTACTGACTTCCACGAAGCAACTGAGTTGTATATGCTGAACAAGGATATCAACTGGGATGAGTTTAAACCTCTGACTAAGTTTATGTTTGCTCATGCACGACCTTATCTGGATAAGATAAATAATATACATGCTATTGAAAGGACTCTGTACTCAGAGTATCTTGGTTTAGCAGGAAGAGTTGACTGCATCGGAGAGTACGAAGGCGAACTCGCAGTCATTGACTTTAAAACATCTGAAAAGATCAAACCAGAAGCGTGGTTAGAGAACTACTTTGTTCAAGAAACTTTCTACGCTGCTGCGTACTATGAACTGACTGGTATCCCCGTCAAGAAACTTATCACTATCATGGTCACACCTGGTGGAGATGTAAAAGTATTTGACAAACGGAACAAAGGGGACTATATTAAACTATTAGTACGTTATATTAAAGAATTTGTATCTCACAATACTAGGTCAGAGAATGGAGAATGAACTAGAAAAAGCACTAGAAAGTAAGTTCTTCTGTCCCACACGGTTTGCACAGGAGATCGAAACTCTTGTCCATGCTGATGATAAGATGAGTTATATTGATGCTATCGTTCACTTCTGTGACAAGAATAGTATTGACCTTGAGTCAGTTCCTAAGTTGATATCCAAACCACTGAAGGAAAAGATCAAGTATGAAGCAATGGAGTTGAACTTCCTGAAGAGAAGTTCCCGTGCGAAATTGCCTCTTTGAATTCATTTTTGAGGGAAAAAATTCCCGGCAAAAAATTTGAACCATTACTTTTTTCATGATGCCCTTTGATGCTTATAAACAGTATCTTGCGTTGAAGAACCACTTCACGAAAGATAAGTATGACTATCACAAATACTGTGGTAAGAGTCGTGCAACTGTTCAGTCGTTCTATAAAAGGAAGGACCGCTTCTGGTTTGAGAAGTTAGCACGGGGCAAAGATGATAAGGAAGTGGTAGACTTCTTTGTGTCGAACTTTATCACCTGCACTGATCCAAGTAAGCTTTGGATAGGAGAAATGATACGCGAAGGTGAAGGACGATACACAAGTTGGAAGAAGAGAACTCAGTCCCTTTCTTATGTCTTCAAGGAAGAGATGGAAGAACTTCTTTCAGGTCAACAAATTGATGACGTGTTTTCCCTGAAGACAGGTCACCCTCTGATACTTAAGAAGTATTTGGGTGGTGATATCTCCATTGAGTCTCTAGTGATATGTGATAGAATACTTAAGTTCAGAGAGGACTTTGATACTCGGTTGCAGGACCCTGTGTGGGAAACCGTAAGTATGAGAATCAAGAAGTATTCACCCTTTCTAAATATTGAAGTACTTCGTTACAAGAAGATACTAAAACAGTTAGTCCTTTAAACAACTATGAGTTTCTTTGATTCCGATGTCGTCCGTGCAGAGATGACTGAGATCAGCGAGTTACAAGAAGATATTTACAGTAATGTCTTTAAGTTCACATCGATGGACAAAGAAGAGAAACTCTTCCATGTTCAGATGCTGGAGAGACTTCTGGATAAACAGAAGGTTCTCTATACTCGACTGAGTTTATCTGATGATCCTGAAGCGAAAGTGATGAAGGATCGCATCCTTGAGTCTGCTGTGATGATGGGTCTCCCTAAGGGGACCGACATGAATGTGATCTTTAATAATATGTCTTCGATGCTGGAAGTTATGAAACAACAGATTGACACAACAGGTTCCGACCTGTAGACTAACAAAGACCACAAGCCAAATCCATTTCAATCCAAACAATCCTATGTCCTTTTCTAATCTTAAGAAGCAATCTTCTCTTGGTTCCTTGACCGCTAAACTGGTGAAGGAAGTTGAGAAGCAAAACAATACTGGTGGAGGTGCTGATGAGCGTCTCTGGAAACCAGAGATGGACAAGACTGGTAACGGTTACGCAGTCATCCGATTCCTCCCTGCCCCTGATGGTGAAGACCTTCCTTGGGCGAAGGTGTACTCCCACGCATTCCAAGGTCCTGGTGGTTGGTACATCGAGAACTCTCTGACCACTCTGGGTCAGAAAGATCCTGTGTCTGAGCACAACCGCGAACTGTGGAACAGCGGTATTGACTCCGATAAGGATACTGTTCGTAAGCAAAAGCGTAAGTTGTCCTACTATGCCAACATCTATGTTGTGCAGGACAAAGCAAACCCTCAGAACGAAGGTCGTGTCTTCCTCTATAAGTTTGGTAAGAAGATCTTTGACAAGGTCATGGAAGCAATGCAACCTGAGTATGAGGATGAGACTGCTATCAACCCCTTCGACTTCTGGGCGGGTGCTAACTTCAAACTGAAACTGAAGAAGGTTGCTGGTTACTGGAACTACGACTCTTCTGAGTTCGCAGCACCCTCACCTCTGCTTGATGATGACGATGCACTGGAAGCAGTGTGGAAGAAGCAGTATTCTCTTGCTGCTGTCACCGCACCTGACCAGTTCAAGTCCTATGAAGACCTGGAGAAGCGTCTGAAGATGGTCCTGGGTCAGAAGCAAGCACCTGCTCGTTACGATGAGGAGACTGCTGATGAGGACAACAGTCGCGGTAACTTCCAACCCGACTGGGCGTCATCCCGTGCTGCTGCTCCTGCCCCACAGGCAGACTTCAACGCACCTGACATCACCCCCACCAAGTCTGCTGACTCTGATGAGGATGATGCTCTGTCTTACTTCCAGAAACTTGCTGAGGAGTGAGGTGGACTTATGAGAGGGTCTGCTTGACCCTCTTAGTTATCGCAACTTACTACAGTTTGTTGTTCAGGTAATCAACTATAAAGTCTGATATTATCACCACGTTTCAAGGATTCAGTCACATATTGACTGGATCCTTTTTCGTATGTCAGGAGGATTTCTAAGTCGTCCAATGCGATCTGTAGATACCTTGGTTTCAATAAGTAAATATTTCTTCTACTCTCTTGGAGTCTATCTTCAAACTGATAGTTTGTGATCTCTTGTACTGGGTTTGTTGTAAAGTGTGTACCAAGGTCTGAGTAACTAAATGAATAGTTAGAGGGGACTATATTACCAGCAGTCAGTAGAACAATACCTTCGTTGCTCTTTACTTCAGTAGTCTCATAGTGATGAGCAGCATTGACTGCCTGATAAGAACCATACTTATCTAAGAGGTATTCATCAAACACACTCTGAGGCATAGGCCATTCTGTTGCAACGTTGATGATATTGTTTGATAATA